CGGGTGTTGTACAAACAACCCTGATAAATACTGCAATGAATGCTGTACTTAGGAAGCATTACATCAAGACACTGCAGCTGATGGGTTGTCCTATTACTATGATAACCAATTTCGAGTTGGGTGATGATGGGTATAACACTGTACCAAGCGAGGAGGATGCAAACGAATACGTTTCTGTGATTCCCCTATGTGGTAAGAGTCTAAATCCTGTGAAGCAACTAGTTTCACGCTGTGGGAGTGAGTACCTACGTGAGTGGTATTTGAATGGTAAGATACATGGCTGCGGAGTGAGGGCGTTAGCAATGCTGGTGAGCGGTAATGTTGAATCGAACAACCCTTCCGTAGGAACCACAAGGATTAGGGAAATGTACGAAAACTTCTCTACGCTTGCACTTCGACACTTTAACCGTAAACTGTGTCAATGGTTATTTGAAGAATTGGCAGCATATGAGGTAAGTAAGGAAGGTATTAGTAAGAGTAGAGTCCTATGCTACCTGTACACAAGCAAGGCTAACGGAGGATTGGCTTTATATCCTATCCATAAGATGCCTAGATTGAGGAGGCAGGTGACTAAAGCAGAAGCCGAAGATTCGATCGATGACGTGGAGAGTGAAGAAGCTCAAGTTGCCAAAGCAATAATGGAATCGCGATCCGCAAACAAGTTTTTGGGTTCCAAAGACTATGTCACACGTGTCGAGACACATTATGGTGTAACCTGGAGGGCACAAGGGAAATTACGTGCAATCAGTACTGTGGCAGCAGGCAACATAATGTCCGGAAACAAGTCAATGCACAGTGCCCACGATGAGCTGCTGCTAGCCGTCAAGACTGCTACGTGGAATAGTAAGAGTTGGGACGAGAATAAGGATGTGCTTGCGAAAGGCAGACCTATTAAAATATCTCCTAGAGAGATAGTGAAACAATACAACAATGTGAGTCATGAGGACCAAGCATTGTTGACAGAATTGGGTCAATTATCAAAGATACTGAAGTTTATGGACGACAGTTCTTTGGAAAAGATTGCGATGCGTATAGCACAGCAAAACAAGATGCCCGTTGGGAAGGTAAGAGTGGTAATGCAATATCTCTCTTCACTTAAGGGAGAAGGATTCGACTACGTACCGAGACCGTACTTATCATCAGAATTGATGGGTATGTACATGAATTGGAAAGTAGTATGTAAATTCAGCGGAGTAGATGCGATACCCGACTGGTTGCCAGAGTTGGCAGCTAGTTATCGCACATAGATCACACACATGCAGTGTGTGAGTTGGGATGTAAC